CACCCTCGGACGGAGGTCTGACGTGGCTGCCGCTGGAGCAGGCGAGGTTGCACTGGTCGCCCTGGCAGCCGCCTCGACGGCGTACTCCATGAGCCAGTCGAAGAAGAGCCCGAGCCAGCCAGCCCAGCCAGCGGCACCGGCCAGTGCGACCGGCGGCGAGGTCGACGTCGCCACGCAGACCAAGATCGCAGAGCAGCAATCGCAATCGGTGGCCGGCACCAGCAACAGCCGCAATCCCGGCGAGGGCGGCGGCATCTCGAACGATCCTCTCGCACCACGCAAGACCTTACTCGGCTCGTAGGAGAACCCATGGCGAACGTCAACCTCAAGCCGCACGTCGAGGAGCCGCTGGCCCCGTACACGTCGATGGTCGCGGTCACACCCAGTGACACGACACCGCTGGGCTTTGCGACCAGGGGCATCCTCGTCACGGGAGCAGGAACCATCCAGGTCGTCATCGGTGGCGCGTCCGTGCAGATCCCAGCCGTCACCGCGACAGCCGGCACCATCCTGCCGTTCTCGGTGACCCAGGTTAAGGCGACCGGCACGTCCGCAACTGGGCTGTTCGCGCTGAACTGAAATGCGAGTAGCGACCTCACCATTCGAGCAGATCCTGCTGGGGCCGCAGAGCGACATCCAGCTCCGGACCTACTACGAATCGCTGCGGTCGTACATGCAGACCGAGCAGTCGTCCTGGCTGCCCCACTGGTCCCAACTCGCCCGGTTCAACCTCCCGCGCTCGTCCCGGTTCAACCCGATCAACCAGCCGGATCAGGGCCAGCGCAAGGACTACGACATCGTCGACAACTGCGCCACGCTGGCGCTGCGGACGTGCTCGGCCGGCATGATGGGCGGCATGTCCAGCCCGTCGCGCGAATGGTTCAAGGTCCAGCCCGAGGACGACGAACTGCGGGAACTGTCCGAGGTCCAGGACTACTGCGAGCACGGCGCCGACCAGGTGCGCAACGCCTTCCTGAAATCGAACGTGTACCCCACGCTGGTCAACGCCTACCGCGACATGGCGCTCTACGGCACGCAGGCATTCTCGGTCGTCGAGGACCGCGAAGACGACATCCGCTGCTTCCCGTACCCGATCGGCAGCTACATGGTCGCCGGCGACTCGGCGCTGCGCATCACGCTGATCCTGCGCATCGTGAACATGACCGCGGCGCAGATCGTCGCCGACTACCCGCGCGAGAACATCTCCAGCCAAGTCCTGTCCTACTTCGATTCGCCGTCGGGCGGCCAGAAAGAGACCTGGTGGCCCGTCGTTCAGGTGATCCACCCGAACACCTACTACGGCTCGCTGGCGCACAAGTTCAAGCGCTGGGTCAGCGTCCACTACGAGCTGAACACCTACGCCGTCGAGAAGGGCGAGGGCAAGCTGCTGCGCCGCTCGGGATTCAACGAGAACCCGATCATCTGCAGCCGCTGGGACATCACCGGCGAGAACTTCTACGGCAATTCCCCGGGCATGGATTGCCTGGGCGACGTGATGGGGCTGCAGCTGCTCCAGAAGCGCAAGAGCGAGGCCGTCGACAAGATGGTCAAGCCGCCGATGATCGCGTCGCCCGCGATGGCCAACCAGAAGATGAGCATCCTGCCGGGCGACATCACCTATGGCGACATGAAGGACGGCTCGATGGGCTTCAAGCCGGCGTTCGAGATGAAGTTCGACATCGAGCACGTGCTTGAGGACATCCGCGAGCATCACGATCGCATCGAGGACGCGTACTACAAGAAATTGTTCTTGATGATCAGCGAGAGCGACCGGCGCCAGGTCACCGCCGAGGAGATCAGGGCCAAGCAGGAGGAGAAGATGCTGGTGCTCGGCCCGGTGCTTGAGCGCAGCAACAACGAGCTGTTCAAGCCGTTGATCCAGCGCACGTGGAACATCCTGCGCCGGAAGGGCAAGATCCCGGCACCCCCCGAGGTCCTGCGTGGCAAGACCCCGGGCTTCCACTTCGAGTCGATCCTGGCCCAGGCTCAGCGCATGCTCAAGATCGCCTCGCTGGACCGCTGGAACAATTTCGTCAGCAGCCAGATCGCGGTCGATCCCAGCGCCGGCGACCTGATGAACCGCGATGAGATGAACCGCGAGTACGGCGAAGATCTCAGCGTTCCGCCCAAGTGCATGAACAGCGACGAGGACATCCAGAAGATCCGTGAGCAACGCATGAAGACCCAGCAGGCGCAGCAGATCGCAGCCAACGCGAAGAACCTGGCGCCGGCCGTAGCCGCCCTGGGACAGACCGCAGGAGGTGGTGCGCCTGACCTCAGCGGCATCTCCAAGGCGATCGGGCAGCCCGGATGAGCGAGAACCCCGATGATCTTCCGGAGGACACGCTGCCGACGGCTCAGGGCTTCGAGCCGCCGCAGCCCAACGCGGCCGACACCAACCAGATCGAGGTCTCGGTCCTGCAAGCCGGTCGGCGCCAGGATCAGGAGAAGCTGGATCTGACCGCGATCCTGACCAGCGTGCACGGTCGCCGCTTCGTCTACCGTCTGCTCGAAATCTGCGACATGCTCAGCATCGCCGACAGCGATCCGATCATGATCCAGCGCGCGGAGGGTCGTCGCTGGGTGGGCGCTGAGATCCTGAAAATCCTGGCCAGCCACTCGCTGGCGACCTACCCGGAGCTGCTGCTCGAACGCGCGGCACAGGCCAAGATCGATGAGCAGGAACGGCAGGTCGCGTTGCATAAACGCACCAAGGATCAAGAAAACGTTGACTAATTGAACGCCTGCGTCTAGAAATACCACCACCACACCCAGACATGCCAGACGCAACCACCATCACGCAGCCCCCGAGCATCACCACCACGGTGAAGATCGACGCACCGCGCGACACGTTGCCGCTGGCCGCCAATGATCCGTCCCGTCAGGCTGCACCCGCCACACCGCCCGCCGGCCCGACGCCGGTCGTTGCTCCGGGCGCCACCACGCTGCCAGCCGGGTCGACCGCACCTGGTGCCGATGCCGCCAAGGCCGCAGCGGACGCGGCAGCAGCGGCCAAGGCTGCGGAAGCGGCCAAGACCAAGACGCCCGATCCGGCCGTCGATCCCAACGCGCCGCCGGTGCGCAAGACCCTGATCGACGAGACCGTCACCGCGCCGCCCGAGGTCAAGAAGGCCGAAGCGCCGCCGGTCGTCGTCGATCCCAACGCGCCGAAGTACGACCTCAAGGCGCCCGAGAAGTCGCTGCTCACCGCGGACGACCTCAAGGCGATCGAGAACTACGGGCGCGAGCACAAGCTGGCCCCCGAGGTCGCCCAGCTCCTGGTCAATCGCGAGTCCAGGGTCGTCGAGCAGGTTCGCGCCGCCACCCAGGTCGAAGCGCGCGCCACGCTGAACAAGATGTACGATGACTTCGAGTCCCAGGCCGCCAAGGATCCCGACCTCGCCGGCCCCAAGTTCGCCGCCGCGAAGGCACTGGCGAACCGCGCCCTCGTCAACATGCCGCACGTGACCAAGCTGCTCAAGGGCAGCCCGTACGGCTCCGATCCAGCGGTCCTCAAGGATCTCGCCGCGATCGGCAAACTACTCCAAGAAGACAAGCCCATCGAAGGGCAATCTCACACGGCCACTGATCTCAGATCGGCCGGTGAGCGCTGGTTTGGCACGAAATGACCACTTCCTTCCTAGGAACTCACCATGGCTACTGCCCTCGCCTCTGGCGTTGATACCCTCCTCAACTGGACCAAGGGGCGCGATCCGGACGGTAAGGCTGCCGACATCATCGGCATCCTGAACCAGTCGAACGAGATCAACCAGTACATGCTCTGGGAAGAGAGCAACGGCGCGCTGATGAATCGGACCACGGTGCAGGTCCTGCTGCCGACCGTCTCCAGCCGCCAACTCGGCGCCGGCATCGCGACCTCGACCAGCCGCGTGGCACAGTTCGACGATGCGATGAGCATCCTCGACGTGTTCAACGAGGTCGACATCAAGATGGCCGAGCTCAATGGCGAGGTCGGCGCCTACCGCCTGCGCATGGCGATCCCCTACTTCGAGGCGCTCAGCCAGAAGTTCAGCGGCCTGCTGTTCTACGGCAACTCGACCCAGACCACGTCGGACTTCTACGGCCTCTCGAGCCGCTACCCGACCGTCAACAGCGCCAACGCGGCCAACGCCCAGAACGTCCTGGATGGCGGCGGGACCTCGACCGTCAACGCCTCGATGTACCTCATCGGCCTGGGCACCAAGAGCCTGACCGGCATCTTCCCGCGCGGCATGGCCAGCGGTCTCCAGCACCGCGACTGGGGCCAGCAGATCGCCCAGGTCACCGCCGGCTACGCGGCCACCATGCTGCCGGTCTACCGCGACCAGTTCACCTGGAACTGCGGCATCGCGCTGAAGGACTGGAGGCAGTGCGTCCGCATCGCCAACATCGACACGACCAATCTGACCAACGAGAACAACGCCGCGGATCTCATCAAGCTGATGACCAAGGCGCTGTACCGCCTGCCGTCCATCAGCATGCCGGCCTCGACCACCGGCAACCCGATGACCTCGATCCCGATCTCGGCGCGCAACGTCTGGGTCTGCAACCGCACCATCCGCGAGATGCTGCACATCCAGGCCGACAACAAGCGCAACAACACCCTGACCTGGGGTGAGATCTTCGGGCTGAAGGTGCTCTTCCACATGGGCATCCCCATCCTGAACAGCGACCAGCTCCTCAGCACCGAGAGCCAGGTGACCTGAGTCATCTCAGGCACCGACCAGACCTACCCCCACGGAACCTTCCGGAGCTCCTGCCATGGCCATCCTCGACGCGAACACTCAGCTGGCCACGGCCTTCGCGCCCACGACCGGCACCCAGTACCCGAGCGTCTACCTCGACACCGGTGCACTGGATGACTGGGGCATGGGCAGCGACTGGATCTGGTACATCCAGCTGGCCGCGACCTTCACGGTCGGCACCAGCCTCGACCTCCAGCTCCAGGGCAACAACACCGACCCGACCTTCGCGGCCGGTACCAGCGTGATCATCCTCGACACCGGGGTCATCGCCGAGGCCAGCCTGCTGATCAACGCCGAGTTCAAGATGAAGGTCCCGCGTGCGTTCATCTACGCCAATGCGCAGCTGAACCTCAACAACTACCGGTACATCCGCATCAAGGCCATCAGCGTCGGTACCCACTCGACTGGCAGCCTGAACTCCTGGCTGACCAACGACGCGATGCAGGACAACCTGCCGCTGCCGATCGGCTACACGGTCAAGTAGCCCTCCCTGCCTTCGTCGCCTCACCCGGAGCTCGTCATGCCCAGGAAAGTCAAAGAACAGGAGCCCGCCACCCCGACCATGTCGACGGCGGTGCTCAACGAGCAGAACGACTCCATCCGGCAGTCCCCGGCGCCCCAGGCCAAGCCCCCGGTCGGCGACACCGATGGGCGCCTGGCCGCGCTCGAGGCCGAGAACCAGAAGCTCGTCGGCATGCTCAAGGAGATGCTGGCGCGCGACGAGGCTCGTGTGGCGGCCGAGGCCAAGAAGGTCAGCGACGAGGCTGCCCGCGTCGCCGCCCTCCCGCCGCCCGAGTGGACGATCGAGGTCGAGGCCTACAACCAGGGCACCTACCCCGAGCCGGGCGCCATGCATGCCTGGCTGCGCAATCCCGGCGACCGCTTCCGGATCAAGAATAAGGACCACTTCCG